CCACCAGGCCAGAGCCACCCCGCTCACCGGCAGGCACCAGTGCCAGGGTGTCGCCGTCCTTTTCGATCTGTACAGTCAGGGTGGTGATGCCTTCCTCGCGGAACAGGCCCAAAGCGCTGATGCGCCCTGGCAAATAGGGTTGATCGTTGAGTGCAGCAGTCAGCGCAGTGACGGTGAACGCTTCGTCGTCAAAAATGGCGATCTCGGCCATGGGTACTCTCCAGAAATGAAAAAACCCGCTCAAGGCGGGCTGGGTAAACGCGGCTGATGGTCTTAGCGGACGATCAGGAAGTGGGTGGCCAGGTCCTTTTCAGCCTCAGGATCAAGCCCAGTCAGATGCACTTCGCTGACTTCGGCCAAGCGCACCACGGCGCGACCACGGCGCACGATGTCCGACTCTCCCAACTGCCCGTAGAGGATCGCCACGGCAGCCTGAGTTCCGTCTTCAGCGGCTGGGTCATACGGCGCAAACTCGCCCGTGGCCGTCACCAGACCGAGGACTTGGCCGGGATTCAGCGCAGGCCCAGCGGCAACGTTGATCGTTTCCCGCGAGATGTTCCCGGCGCCCTCGGAGAGGAGAAATTCACCCGCGTGGATCGGCTCTTTTTTGATGGTCATGGTCTTGCTCCTTTCGCGCCGTGCGCAGTTCCAGATTGAGCCGCTTGTCGCGAAGCCCAGATCGAGGTGGGGTCAGGTTGTTTGGCCAGCACCTTCGGTGCTGGGTCGTTGTCCAGCGGCAGGCTGTTATCGATTTCAAAGCCCTTGCCACTGGTGACGATTTTGTCGAACAGACGCGCCCGGACCGCCGCAGCATCCAGCCCCGCTGACACGTATTCGGCGCTGAACTCCGGCAAACGCGCCGCCACGCACAGGTCATTCACCGCCTTGGCGCGTGCCAGGCCGGCCAGAACAATCTCTTCGCTTTCGAGCTGGGTCGAGTTGAGCAGCGGCTCGACCAGGTTGCTGATGCCCGCCGCCGTGCAACGCTGGGTGATCATCAGTGCCAACTTGGCCGAATCGACCACCACCGGCACTAACGGCGGATCGATCGGCTCCAGCTCAGGATCCGGCTCGAGTGGCTCGTCGAGCTGAGCCAGCAGTTCAGCCGGTGCGTGCTGGTAACGCTGCAGCACGCCACCTTGGCCGAGACAGGCCTTAACCTTGATGCCGTCGCCAATTTCATCGGCTAGCCCCAGGGCCAGAGCTTCATTGGCAGTCAACCAGGTTTCAGCAGCGACCAGCCGCCGCAACTCGGCCTCATCAATGTTCGGTGCCTTCGCCTTGTAGGCCGCGATGATGGCTTCCATCGTCTGGTCAAGGACGTCAGCCACCTTGCGGAAGTCTTCGGCGTCACCCGCCGCGTAGGTCCAGGGGTTATGGATCATCAGTATCGCGCTTTCGGCGATGACGACCTTGTGCGCGCCGCACACCGCCACGCTGGCCGCACTGGCGGCCAAGGCATCAATTCGCCCGGTGCAGCGCGCGCCCAAGCGCCTCAACGCATTGTGCATGGCCAAGCCGTCGAACAAGTCACCGCCGACGCTGTTGAACGCGGCGATCACCTCCGAGACACCGTCGTCCATGGCGCGCAGGTCCTGCACGAACTGATTGGCGGTGATCCCCCAGGCGCCGATCTCGCCGTAGACGAAGACTTCGATCACTCGCTCGACAGCCTCCCCGCTGGCTTGCACGGCGTACCAGGTTTTGTCCTGCACCTGCACCTGCTTGCCTGCGCGGTTGTAAATGCGCGGGCGCGCTTTCTTGCTCATGGTTGCTCCTTGTCGTCGTTGGTGACGACGGCGTCGAGAGTGTTGTAATTAAGGCCAAGGGTCGTGGCTCGTTGCAGATCAGCAGCGTTTTCCGCGTCGACCGTTTCCGCGTCATAGCCGGTGCGCAGCACCATCTCGCTGCGTGAAGCGAAGCCCGCCTGTACTTCCATCCGCCGCGCCTGTACGTCCTGTACGGGCTGGATGTAGGCCCAACCTTGCGGCACCCAACGTGTACGCAAATAGTCACGGCGCTTCTGCGCGTAATCGCCCAGCACCAGGACACCGGACAACACGGCCATGTCCATCCAGGCCGCCCGCACTGGTCGGCAGAGCTGGTGGACATAAACACCGAATTGCAGTTGTTCCAGGCGGCGTCGAAACTCGTTGAGCACCACGCGTAGCGCCCGGTCGTTGATCCCGCGCATGTCGCCGGTGAGGATCTCGTAAGGCGTACCGGAGCCCGCTGCCGCAGCCATCAGTTGCTGCCGCATGAAGTCCGGGTAGTTGTTGCCCGCGTCCGGTGGCTTGGAGAACTCCACCTCTTCACCCGGTCCCAGCTCCTGCATGGTGCCGGGCTCCAGCGCGACCATCGGCGTGAAGCCGTCACGGTCGAGATCCAACAGCTGGCCGGTGACCGGATCCCGTGGCGTCTGCCCCGAGTCCGGCGCTGGACGACTGATGAAGCCGGCAAACAGGTTCGCCACCTCCTGGCGAAACAACACCGCGTCGTCGTAGTTGTCGAGACTGCGCAGGCGCTTGAGTACCGGCGACAATCGGGGCACTCCACGCAACTGACCCGGCTCGACCGGTTCAAAAATGTGCAGCACCTGGGCAGCCGGCACCCGTACCAGCTGGTTGTAGCCGGCGTTCAGCGATGCCGCATCGCGAGGATGCGACAGGTACATCCAGTACGCCACCCGCTTGCCGCCCGGGTTGAACTCGATCCCGGCGCGGATAACGTTGCCGGTTTTGGTGCTCTCGTACTTGTCATGCGGGACAAACTCCGGCGCCAGAATCTGGAGCTGCAGTGGAACCGCCAAGCCCTCGTCCAAAGCGCGAGGTCGTAGCCGCACAAAACATTCACCCGAGGTTTCAACCGTGCGCGCCACCAGGGCCTGCTGGCCGTAGAAGTCGGTACGCTCATCCGCATCCGATTCATCGACCCAATCACCCCACAGCTCCTGGAGGAGCTTGCGTAACGCATCATCGTCGGTCGTCGGCCGAGGAGTAATGCCCGTGCCAATCAGGTTGCTGACGCGCTTGTCGATCACGTTGAAGGCATACGGGTCATTGCGAACCGCTGCCCGGGAACGCGACCGCAGGTTGCGCAGTGCCGGGGTGTTGATGCTGTTGATCCCGTTGTCGGGAGCATCCCAGCCAGTGGAGCGGCGCCCTTCTCCGGCGCCTTCGTAACTGGCCTTGATGTTCGACGGCAGCACAAATCCGTTACGGGTCAACGTCGGGAACTGGCGGGCCATTAGACTCCCTTGCCTCCGTGATACAGCCGGACCACGCGCGAACGTGGCCCGGCGGCGTTGACCAACGACGAACGTATTTCTTCGCGAGCCTTGAGCAACTCGTCGACAGTGCGGTACTCCACGGTGCGGTCGGTGTAGCGCACGGTTTTTTCACCGCGAGCGATGGCCGCCTCAACCGCGTCGAGGTGCTTTTTGGTAAATGACATATCAGCGTCTCTTCAGGTAACCGCTTCGACTGACGCGGCGTGGGGGCACAGACATCGGCTGGGTTTGAGTGGCGACTGGGGATTGAGCTATCGCCATTTTTGGTGGTCGTAGAGGAGCAGTGTTGCTATATGCCGTTACCTCTCGCGAAGTTCGGGTTTCTTGCTCGTCGGTCTCTGCAGGTATCGTCTTGTCGTCAAAAAGATGATGTTGCATAAGCGATTGGCGAACCTTGTCCCAATCGCTTTCGTTGTACCGGCCCAACCCCAAATACTCAGCCATTGCCAATGCGTAGACCATTAGGTCAAGCGCTTCATTTCGTTCGGCCTTACCCTTGGTCCACTCCACCCGACGCTTGCCTTTGACGTAACGCGCGACCTTACGCTCAGCAACACACTGAGCAAAAAAGTCATCCGGCAAATCTCTGGCAAAATGCAGAGAACCCGGCCCTGACTCCAGCGGGTATCGGTTGTAAATCCAGTCCTTTGCCGTGTCGGTACCGATCATCCAGAGCTCGGCACCGCTTTTCTCGATGTTGCCGCGCCAGTTAACGTCCACCCGGGAGGCACGCTGAGCAATGATATTTTTGCCTGGCTGACTTTCCCCCTTAACTGCGAAGATGTTCCGCCAGCGTCGAACACGACAAAACTGGTACACCTCGTGGGTATGGTGTCCACCCGAATCCACGGCAGTCGCCAAAATGGCGAGTCCGACGCCGCTGGTGTGCCGGTACCGGGACTTCAACTTTTCGTCGAGGATTTCCCAGGTCCGTGCATCCGAGGGGTCTCCCATGATGACCTGGTAGTCCACAACCCACCGTTCAAGACCCATACCCCAACCGATGACAATAAGCTCCAGTCGGTTGCCTTGAACGTCGACAGCCGCAGTGAGCATCAACGCTCCTACTGGCACCGTTCCCAGCACGTACTGCTCAGAGAGAGCGCGGGCTTGCAGCACTTCGGCCTTGGTCTGCTCCATGGCGTTGTCCCAAACACGAGCCAACCTGGTGTTGTAAAACACCTGCATGGTCGCCTGATCACCCTGCTTCTGTTTGACCAAAGCCTCATCAAAATCTTTCGCCAGCGACACCCAACTGGTCCAACCCAATGGCGCATAAAGGGCATTCAAGTGAAAGCCGACTGTTTCGCCGTCCCCTTCTGCTTGAGCGCGCCATTCACCTTTTGCGAGCATGGTTCCTTTTTCATGCTCGTCGATCAGCGCGCCGCACTCCAATCCGCTGCACAAGTACTGCACACGCTTATAGTTCTCGTCCCATTTCAGTCTCTCCCACTCCAGCTCCTGCATGTGTCCGCAGTGCGGGCATGGCACGTAGTAGCGGCGCTGGTCGCTGATTTTGTAGAGGTCCTCTATTCGAGATGCGCCTTTGAGAGTTGGCGAACTGGAAAAGTAAAACTTAGCATTGCGTCCGAATGTAGACGCACGCGCCTCAGCCAACTTGACCGGATCCCCTTCGTTATCGAGATCCATCTCCCAGCGATCAATCTCGTCCCCGTAAACATAACGGACCGATTTTTCTGCTAGGTTCGAAGATGAGCCGGCAGTAGCAATAAACAACCGGCCGCCTTCAAATTGCTTGTTCTCCCAGGTGTTCGTGCCTTTCTTGGAACGGGGGACTACAACACGCTGGCGAAGCTCTGGCACCGCCTGAACCGCTTGGTCGACTCGACCAGCGACGCTCTGAGCCAGTTTTTGGGTGGGTTCCAAAAGTAGAATGTTTGCCGGAGCCATGTGAATACAACCGCCGATCCAATTAAGGGCGATCTGCGTTTTCATCAACTGAGATGCCACCATCGTCACTACGCGTTTGCATGGGTGAGACGGAGACAGGCAGCGCATTGGCTCACGAGCGTAAGGAGTACGACTGGTGCGGTAGGGCCCTGGCTCGGCAGCTCCAGAGTCCTGAGGAATACGCATGAATTGATCGGCCCACTCATCCACCCAAAGTTCGGGTTCCGGTCGAAGGCCTCTGAAGTACCCCAAGCGATAGGTTTCTGCGCCATCGGCATGTTCGTTAAGCATGAGAGTGTTCCGGTTTAACCAAGGCATGTTGCAGATCAGCAGCTGACATTCGCTCCGCATCTTCAAGAGCGCGCCGGATAGCCGTAAGAAGATGTTTTTCTACATGCCAAGGATCCGTCATAGCGGCCAATTCAGGCGCGATCTGTGTGGGCACGCCCAGTAGCAGATCTCTCAGTAACCGCCCTGTGCTGTACGCCGCTGCATCCACCGCGGCCATTTCGACAAGCGTCCCCTGATTCTTATAAAAATCCGCCTCTACAGTGAGAGACGTGAAGTGCTCACGACGCGCACGCGCTTTGTGAAAGTCAGGCATGGGTAGCGGTGGCGGGACCTGGCCGCTCAGCGCAGCTTGGGGAAGCACCGGTTCCGGGAAGGTATCCGGCTGCCAGCCAGTAGCACCGGCCTTGCTTGGGTCACTCGTTCTGGCAATCAATTGGTCCGTCGCAACAACGTCGACTAAACCCGTCTCGCTCAAAACCAAACGGCCTTGTTTTGCCAGCTTCGAGACGTAAGGTTTAGACCAATTACGGGCCGTGGCGTACGCCGACTTAGTCAAGAACTCCATGCTTGCAATCCCCAGTTAACCTAATTAATTCGGGGGCAGTTAACCGTTAACCTCTGTTAACCAACTTTCCAACCCGGCCAGTAACTCTTTCCCGCGGGTTTCCGACCCCGTACCCCCCGAATAACCCCAGGGTCCCCGGCAGTTTTCGGCGCCCCGGCGCGATTCATCACCCCTGTTCGCCACTGGCAGGTGGCACTTCGGAAACGCCCAGCCGCTTGGCGGCCCAGCGTTCGTACAACCCGATGGCAACATCGGCACCCGCCATTGCGGTCAGGCAGCCCAAGCTGCCCGCCGTCCAGATCGTCATGCCCGCGCCGATCATCAGCATCATCGCCGAAACTCCGCAGACAATGCAGGCACCGGACCGCAGCGCCAGGCGCCGCAACAATGCCCAGCCCCGAGCACCGTCCTTGTCGGCGCGCCACATCTCTCCCGACACGCCACCGACCAACGCCAGGACGATCACTAACCAGATTGGCATCTCTGCCAGCGCTTGCTGCTCATTTGTCATGTTGTGCCTCAAGTAAATGAGCATGCCAGACACAAAAAGAAAACCCCGCCGGGGGGCAGGGTTTTCAGTGTCGCAGCTTACGCCATGACGGAGTGCACAGCACGTGCTCGGGGAAGCGCCAAGGCGCAAAATTCATATCTTGGTGACTTTTTACCTCCAGAGTACGGAACCGAAAAGGGGTCATTTTCGGTTAACCAGCTCGACGCAACTTTGACACAACTTTGAGGAGACTTTGAGGTAAAGCGCCCCGACCAGTGGCAAGCCATTTACGCGCATCAGACCGCTCGGCCAACACCTCCAGCAGCCGTATATGCAGACTGTGCACCAGGTCGTAATAGGTTTGCTTCGCCTTGGCCACATAACCCAATTCATGCATCTGCATAATCCAAGTCGGCGCCGGATCATCGCCATAACGCAGGCCGGCCAAATGCTGCAACCGCTCACCGCGTTCGTCTTGCCGCGCAATCTCGGACAGCGCCGCACCGATCTCTTGAGCAACACTGTCTGGCCCGGCCCCGGCACCGAGAATAATCCGTGACCCTGGAGTACCGCGAGGTGCACAACCGCCCCACTCCATAATCGTTGCCATCGGACTGCCCATGCCCCCAGCCTCGCCATTCTTCCGGCATTGCTCGCCCCAATGCTTCAGCAGTACTTCCATTTCCTCAATCATTGTCCGCCCCCTGAAAAACCGAACCCAACACAGAAAAACCACAACCCAACACAAACCCAACACAAATAAATCCCTTTAAATTCAATACCTTTATCAATCTTGAGTTGAGTGTGTTGGGTTTGTTGGGTTTATCTGCCTTCGCATAAGAAATAATTCTTAGCCCTAAATTCGGCTCAAACAACGTCATGCATGCGCGTGCGCGATATGAAACCCAACACACCCCACACAGCACCCGCAAATCGGCGTAATTCATGGCCTGAATTTGTGTGGGGTCTCTAAAATCAACCCAACACACACCCGACACACCCAACACACTTTTAGGGATAGTCATGCGGCAGCCGCCTTGATGTGGTCCCAACTGTCCACATGCCAGCCTGCAAGCTTCGCCTTCGCCCGCCAGTGTTCCACCTGCTTGCCCAGCTCGGCCGCCTTCAGGGATGGGGGCTGGGAAGCATCCGGATCAACAGGAAAGAAGAACGCGCCAAAACGACGGTTGTTGCCATCGGTCCAGGGAATGGCCCGTGTTTTATCAACCTCGGAACTGATGAATAGCGAGAATTTCGTCTGACTCATGACGTGTTCTTTATTGCGCTGGCACCATTCAAGGAACAGTGAGTAGAGGTCGGTCGAAAGACACGGCCCCCAAAGATTTTGGCCCAGCTCGCTGTACTTCCACAGATGCAGAAAGGTTTGCCAGCCAGCCCGACTCAACGCCACCAAGCGTTCACGCGCATCAGTTGAAGGCGGTCGCGTCCGTTGGTTGAAGTCGCCCAGATCGACGGACAACAGCCAGCCGTACAGCGCCGCAACACCACCCTGCTCCAGTTCCCGCCCGATCGCTTTTTGCCGCTCGACTGGCAAGGTTTCCATGGGCCACATCACCAGCATTCGCCGATCACTTTCGCTGATAGGCCAAGGCAGAATCTCGTTGCTCAGAAACACCGCGTTCATATGGTTGGCTTCCTCCCAGCCATTGATGAACTTCGATTCCATCCGCACCGTTTTGCCCGTAATCAAGTGCTTGATTTTGCCCACCTGGTTGTACCGCTGATCCCGACTGACCACCTCTTCAAACACCGACCACAACTTACGGCTTTGCCACGCGTTGAAGTTGCTCTCCAACTGCGTCTGGCCGACCGTCGCGGCGTATTGGCCGTAAAGCATGCCCAGTGCATCGGCAAACAGAAGGCTCTTCCCCGAGCCCTCCATGATCGAGTGCATCAACACGGCGGTGTCCATCTTGGCGCCGAGGTGCTGCAACGGAAAAGCCAGCCAGCGAATCAGCCAACTGGCTGCCGCTTCATCATGGTTGCACAAGAACGAAATCAACCATCGTAGGTTGGCGCAGGCATCGTCATTCCTGACCGGCTCAAGCGGCAAGCCATCAAAGGTATTGATGTACACCGCCGGATCTTTAGTCATGGTCGGATCGAACACGATATGTTCAACATCTACCGTGCGCCGATCGCTGCTGTTCAACCACAGTGGGTAGGTATCGCCCAAGGCCATCTTCACTGCACCTTCAGCAATGCGCCGCTTCTTCTCCCGATCCCACACATCTTTGGTGCCGTCGATGTACACATAACGATCTGTCGGCGGCATGCCCAAGGCACCACCTTTCTTGCCCGACATACGCCGAGTCTTTTCGATATCACGGACGTGATCATCAGAGATCAACCGTTTACCCATGTCATCCAACCAAGATTTAGCCAGAGGTTTGCCGACCCTCGCTTCGAACGCAGACTTTTTCATCACTCGCGACTGGTCGCAGTCCCATACGTGCGTGGTGCCCTCGACCAATGCAAAACGACGGAGTAAATGTTCTAGCGTCAGCGCCTCCCCCGCGCCCCCGTCAGATGTAGGAGCGGCCGCGCTGGACGTGTCGACGTCAGTAGAGCTCGGCCCGCTCAAATCATTGGATGGGGTCGGGGGAAGATCACGCGAATCCGGCCGTGTTGAATGTTGCATACCCAACATACGCGCAGCATCCTTCACCGCCTTTGACTGGTCGCCGCCGTGCTCGAGTAAACAGAACACCTCAAAGGCATCGTTCTGATGACCATTCGCGAGCGGATCGGCTCCGTGGTGCGAGTAAACCTTACTCTCGCTGATCGTCACTCCCGGCAGGCCGGTGCTGCTCTGTGGATACAACCATTTGCTGCCCCGCTTTATATACGCATGTGCACGCAGCAGTTCTTCAACGTCGTGGCAGCGATTGAACTCGTCGATCACCGAGGGTGACTTACCCGCCGCCGGAGCCGAACGCTTGACCGCCTTCGGCGCCAGAGCTGCGGGTTTAATTGCCCACGGGCACGCTGCTTCGGCATCGCGCTTGAAGATGTCCCAGTTTTGCCAGATGGCCAACAGATCGTTGGTGAGCGTCGGCAAACCGTCCGCGGCGTTGGGAGGCGTTTTCCAGGTGTACGGCTTACCGGTACCGGGATGAATCGACGGCGGGAACACATCCTGCACAAGGCCGGCACGAAGCTCAAACACCGTGAAACGCTTGTACTCTTCAGCTTCCGCACGAGCCGCAGCCTCCCCGGCAATATCGCCCTGCTCTTTCGCAGCCTTGGCCGTGTCCATCAGGCCTTTGTGAATCGACCCGTCCGGGTCTTTTTCATTTGGCCATGAAAGAGAATGCCGGGTCAGCTCAACGCCATCCGGCAGTTTGAACAAAACCCGGAACCGCAGCGGGTTGCCCACAATGGTCGGATACACCACAGCCATGGCATCCAGATCGACGCCCAGCAGCTCGTAAAGCACGTGACGCGTCCACTGCACATCGTCAACGTCCAACGAGCACACGCGACTCGGCCCGAGCACGACGCCCAGGTTGTGGTTAGGATTTCTTTGCCAGAATGTTTCAGCTGCTGCCGGATCGGTGATGAACCCGCCCGGCTTGTTCCAACCCATGCCCTTCGGCGCTTTTTCACCAGGTTCAATGGAGACCAAGGCAAGACCGAAGGTGTTGATGTAACGCTTTGCCCATGTGGCGATGGCTATTCCTTTGGCCGGTTCACTCATCGCCGAGCCTCCCGCAACCCCTGACAGTGGACGCAGGTCTCGCAACCCTCAATCGTCTGCTGTCGAAGCAACGGGATAGGATCGTCACAATCCTCGCAAAATTGGGCACTGACGCGGCTCGACGGCACGTGGCGATTGCGATGAAGGGCAACGTCGAGCAGGTATTGCGCCTGGTCATTGGCACGATCGATATCGTCAGCCATTTTTACGATCCTCCATCGCCTGACGGGCACCTGCCATGATGCCGAGGACTTCGCGGATCACGTCCATACCCTGCTTCTCAAGATCGAGGACTTCGTGAAGCTCCCATACGTTGTCGGCAGCACCATCGTGCATCGCGGCCACGAACTCACCGGTTTCGCCGAGC